GCGGTTCCGATCTTGATATTCGGTCGTTTGGTTGGGGCAGTTATATTTGGGTTTTTGATAATGAACCTCGTAACAGAGAAATCATTGAAAGAATCCACAAGACCATTGATCGAGGAGATAAGGTAGTTATCTGGCCTTCCTCCATACAGGAGAAAGATGTGAATGACATGATAAACTCTGGACATGATGTCAGAAGAGTGATAGAATCAAATACATATTCTGGTCTACAAGCAAAAATTAAATTCAACTATTGGAAGAAAATATGAGCAACGGAACAAAAGTTGTCAAAAGGGATAAGTCTATTGAACCCTTGAACCTTGAAAAAATACATGTAATGGTCGAACTGGCATGTAAAAACCTTGCAGGAGTATCAGCAAGTCAAGTCGAAATCAATTCTGGAATACAGTTTTATGACGGTATCACCACAAGAGAAATACAAGAGATTCTGATAAGAAGTGCATCTGACTTAATCGATTTAGATCATCCTAACTATCAATTTGTTGCAGCAAGATTATTATTATATTCGGTTCGTAAACAAGTCTTTTTTAGACTACATGAACTTCCAACAGTTTATGAACATACACAGAAATGCGTTGAAAAGGGTATATATGACCCTGAGATCCTTGATTTATACACAGAGGAAGAGTTTGCTAAGTTAGAGTCTTTCATTGATCATGGAAGGGATTATCTGTTTACTTACGCAGGTCTTCGTCAAGTTACTGACAAATATCTTGTACAAGATCGTAGTACGGGTGAAATATATGAGTCTCCACAGTTCATGTATTTGTTAATTTCTGCTACAATTTTCTCTAAATATTCAAAAGAAGTTAGACTAGACTTCGTTAAAAAGTATTACGATGCCATTTCCAAACACAAAATCAACATCCCGACTCCTATCATGGCAGGAGTTCGTACACCTCTTCGACAGTATGCCAGCTGTGTTCTTGTTGATATTGATGACACCCTCGATAGCATATTTAGCAGTGATATGGCTATTGGCAAGTATGTTGCACAAAGGGCAGGTATCGGTATCAACGCAGGCCGCATCCGTGGCATCAACGCTAAAATCAGGGGTGGAGAAGTTCAACACACAGGGGTTGTCCCTTTCCTCAAAAAGTTTGAAAGCACTGTCAGATGTTGCACTCAAAATGGCATCCGTGGTGGATCAGCAACTGTCCACTTCCCAATCTGGCACCAAGAGATAAGAGACATAATTGTTTTAAAGAACAATAAAGGAACAGAGGATAATCGAGTTCGTAAACTCGACTACTCAATACAGTTGAGTGCATTATTTTATCAAAGATTTATTGACAATGGCAAGATTACGCTTTTTTCTCCTCATGATGTGGCAGGGCTTTACGATAGTTTTGGTACACCAGATTTTGATGAGTTATACTTAAAGTATGAGAATGATGAGTCTATACCTAAGACACAGGTAGATGCACAGGAACTCATACTTGATCTCTTGAAAGAAAGAGCAGAAACTGGTAGAGTATATTTAATGAATATTGATCACTGTAATAGTCACTCATCGTTCATTGACAAAGTAGAGATGAGTAACTTATGTCAGGAAATCACATTACCAACTAAACCTATACAACATATTGATGACAAAACTGGTGAAATTGCTCTTTGCATCCTTAGTGCTATTAATGTCGGTAAGATTCGTGATCTATCCGATCTTGAAGTTCTCTGTGATCTTGCTGTTAGGAGTCTTGATGAACTCATTGATTTTCAGCAATACCCCGTCAATGCAGCGGCCATCGCTACCAGAGCGCGTAGATCGCTTGGGATAGGTTATATAGGTCTTGCACATTATCTCGCTAAGAATGGCGAACACTACGGTGATAAGAGGGCATGGGAGTTAGTTCATGACCTTTCTGAGGCATTCCAATACTACCTAATTAAGTCCACTGTGAACCTTGCAAAAGAAAAAGGAGCATGTGAGTATTCTGCGAATACAAAATATGGAAATGGAATTCTTCCGATTGATACATATAAGCAGGATGTAGATGAAATCGTTTCAAATGACCTGAAATATGATTGGGAATCTCTTAGAGCACTTGTCTTGGAATACGGAGTTAGGAACTCAACATTGTCCGCACAGATGCCTTCGGAGAGCAGTTCCGTTGTGTCAAATGCCACAAATGGAATCGAACCACCTAGAGGATACCTGTCCATTAAAAAGTCGAAGAAAGGGCCGTTGAAACAAATTGTACCCGGATATCAACACTTAAAGAATAACTACACACTCTTGTGGGACATGGAGTCCAATGAGGGATATATCAATGTCGTTGCAGTTATGCAAAAGTTCTTTGATCAAGCAATTTCCGGTAATTGGAGTTATAATCCAGAACACTATCCAGATAACGAGGTTCCGGTATCTGTGATGGCACAAGACCTTCTAACAACTTACAAGTATGGTTGGAAGACATCTTACTATCAGAATACTTATGACATCAAAACAGATGAGATTGAGGAACCACCAGCACCATCAACAGATCTAGGAGAATTAGTTTCTTGTATTTTAACGGAGGACGAAGACTGTGAGTCTTGTAAAATTTAAAACAAGTTCAGAGGCAAAAATGAAAAAAGTTGACTCAATGACCGTATTTAACACTGAAGAAGTTGAGACAACAAAACAACCAATGTTCTTTGGAAAACCACTTGGAATTCAAAGATATGATAACTATAAGTACCCAGTTTTTGAAAGGTTAACCACTCAACAACTAGGGTATTTCTGGAGACCAGAAGAGGTCTCACTACAGAAAGATAGAAGTGACTATCAGACACTTCGTCCGGAACAGAAGCATATTTTCACCAGTAACTTAAAGTATCAGGTGATGTTAGATTCTGTTCAAGGGAGAGGCCCCGGTATGGCATTTGCACCATATTGTTCTCTTCCAGAATTGGAAGGATGTATGAAGGTATGGGAGTTTATGGAGATGATCCATAGTCGTTCCTACACATACATCATAAAGAATGTGTACTCAGATCCTTCAGAGGTATTTGATACTATCCTCAGTGATAATCGAATACTTGAGAGAGCACAAAGTGTTACTCAGGCATATGATGACTTCATCAACTCAGCACATGAATACGATCAAAGTAATATGTGGAAAGAGGGATGGAGAGGATCTTACTTATCCGAGTCAACAATTTATGAACTCAAAAGAAAACTCTTCCGAGCAGTTGCGAATGTCAACATTTTGGAAGGAATTAGGTTCTATGTCTCCTTCGCATGCTCGTTCGCTTTTGGCGAACTTAAGCTCATGGAAGGATCGGCAAAAATCGTTTCTCTTATCGCCAGAGACGAAAACCAACATTTAGTCATCACACAACAAATCCTCAATAAATGGAGGAATGGAGATGACCCAGACATGAAGAAAATTTTCAAAGAGGAGGAGCCATGGTTCTATAAAACTTTTGAAAATGCTGTTAATCAAGAAAAATTGTGGTCAGAGTATTTGTTTAAGAACGGATCAATGATAGGTCTTAACGAAAAACTCCTTCAACAATATGTTGAATGGATTGCAAACAAAAGAATGAAAGCAGTCGGTCTTAAACCCGTGTATGATATTGCTCAAAGAGCAAACCCACTACCTTGGACACAGCATTGGATCTCATCAAAAGGATTACAAGTCGCACCACAAGAAACGGAGGTAGAAAGTTATGTCGTTGGGGGAATTAAACAGGATGTCAAGAAAGATACATTCTCAGGTTTCAAATTATGATGAAGTTGCTGATTGCATCGAAGCATATCTAGATTGCTCGAAACATAGTCAACAACTCTTTGGAGACATAGACCCGTATGATTGGTTAGAGAATCAGGGAGTATAACAAGAAGAGGGTTCACACCCTCTTTTTTATTGACTACATAGAGTTGTGTGATATAATAAAATGACTAAAGAAGTTGATTATGAAAACCCTTGGATATATGAAGGTCGTCCTTTTACCTCTGATGATATCGGGGACTATTATGGGTTCGTCTATCGCATCACCAACACCACCACTCAGAAATCCTACATCGGAAGAAAGTACTTCGTGCAGAAGAGAAAACCCAGAGGGGCAAAGCGCAGAGTCACCTCAGAGTCAGACTGGAAGAGATATTACGGAAGTTCTGACGAACTTAAACGAGACATTAAAGAGAATGGTAGAGATAATTTCAGAAGAGAAATCATATCCCTCCACACAACCCTTGGAAAAGTAAACTATGAGGAGACAAGACAACTGTTTCTTCACAACGTATTAACAGAAGCACTTGACGACGGAACACCAAAGTACTATAATAGCAACATATTAGGACGCTATATGCGTAAAGATTATGGTAACTTTGAAACAAACACTTCTCAGCACTCGTGAATGGTCAATCTTTCGTATCAAAGATGTGAAACCAGTTGCTGATAAGAATGCTATATACAAAGAGTTTGAGGAATGGATAGAGATGGACGATTTAGATCACGATATCTATTCACTCGCATATATCGGTGAGGATAGTGAGTATGACATATAAGTACTCACCACATCAGATGTTACTTCGACAAGAGGCACTTAAGATTCTTTTAGGTCAGTTTGGATCTAAAAACAATGAAAAAGGTTTGCCAAAGTATCAAAGTCACATCATTTATGAATGTGCTGAACAGTGGGTTGCTTCGGGTAATCTCAACTGTGATGGCATTATTAAACATTTTCTGAGTATATACGGAGGTTACAATGCAGAAAATTATTAACGGGATTGCTATATTCTCAGGTGCAGTTGCACTTGGTGTAGTTGGTCTTGGTGGATATGTATTCATTCGCAAGGATGCAATCATTGAAGATGTAAAGAGTAAGATTATGGAATCTGTCTTACCCGGTGGAATTGGAGGAGCACTTGGTGGCGGTGGTGTTGGTGGAGCACTTGGTGGATTAGATATACCTTCTCTTGGAGCACCAGAACCAGATGCATCAACAAGACAAGCAGAACCCACAGCACCTCAATTACCTTTAGGTTTCTAGAAAAACAAATCTTCTAAATAGGGCTGCATGACCCAAGCATTAAAATGGCAGAAGCAGTTAAAAAAGAAGAACCAAAAAAAGGCCCTATAGGTAAACTAAAGGAGTTATCTGAGGATAAAGAAGAACAGATGGCGATCCTAAGTACTTTTGTAAGACTTGGGATCTTGATCTG